TTGTTAATTTGCTATCTCCTGTTGCCATATAATCTCCTTAAAAAAGTATGCCCTGCCGAAGCAGGACAACTTTATATTACTTAGTCAGAATCAGTAACTGCACCAATTGTTGTGCCATCACCTACATCTACTACTCCAGCTGCATTTGATACCACAATGTGCATGGTAACTGTTCTTGTACCACCAGTTGCTCCATGAACAATTATCATGTCACCAACTGAAAGTTGGTCTGATAAGTCATTAAAGTAACCAGCAGCATCTACTGCTGTATGAGCATCAGTAGTTGTGTAGACATACAAAGCTGGTAAATCACCTGCTCTGCCCTGTCCAGCTAATGCTCCAAACCCTGCTCTTGCATATGCCATATTATCCTCCTGTTATTCACGACAAGTGACTTCAACTATACCAGCTGTATCAATACCAACCGATCCAGCAGAGAACATAGAGTTCACTAGGAACGATGATTTCTCAGCAATATAGTTAATTTCAGTTTTCTTATCCATGTTAATAGCAAGACCACAAGCATTTTTATGCCAAGCTAAACATGTACGGTCAGATGAACCATCAACAGCTAGTCCGCCTTCTGTTCTATCGCCAACCATAATAAATTTAAAACCTAAGAATGAATCAACAGTTCCTTGAGCTAATGCTTTAGTTGTGTTGACATCAATAGTTTTTACATCACTATCGTCTAAGAACGCAGCCATGTTATTAGCATGACATAAGAAGAAACGATCTTCGGCTGGAACACCTTGTTGGTCCATTTTCTTTTTAGTTTCTAATACTTTATCAACATTTAAGTTAGTGTTAGAACCGCCAATAGAATTAGCAACTGTTAAAGATGTACCTGCTCCATCTAGTGCATCAATTACTAATTGGTCCATTCTACGACCAACAGCCATTGATACTGCTTTTACAAGCTCTGCTCTTTCGTCAAATAATACTTTGCCGTTTGTAAATATATCGCTATATTCAGCAGCATTGAAATCAGACATTGTAGCTGTTGCTTGTGTGTGTGTTAAGTTCATTGGAGTTACATCAGACTGTGGTATATGTAAATTTGCCACACCTGATCCTAACTTGTTGAACTTATAAGTATTACCCTGCACGCCACTTCTTTCACGCACTGTACCAGCCAAAGCCCTATCATTTTGATAGGCTTGCTTTACTTCTGCATCAAAGATGGTGACGAAACTTGTACTAATAGATGTACTCATAATATCACTCCATAAAATTAAATTAAATTTTACGCCAGAAGTTGTCCATTTTGGGCTTCAAACTTGTAGGTACCGCCTACCACGAGTCATTTGACATTCAAGGGCAGATGTACTGTTATCCTTATTGTGTATTCTATAATGAGTTACTAATGTTTTGCAACTAAATTATATAATCTTCATTAGGGTTGTCTGGTACTCTTTGTTTAAACCATTTTTGAACTTTGTTTCGATAAGATACATCACTTTTGTATTCTGGAGTTCCTACCATTTCATAAAGTTCTTCTAATGTCGGTACACCTTCAGTAGTTGGTTGTGCTACAGGTATGTTACCTTCACCGTAATAACGTCTAAGTTTTTGCAAAGCTCTTACACCGTCTGCTGTACCTGCTGACATTTTTAACGAATCCAACTCTGTTTCGTTTAAAATACCTTTTTTGTGTAAGCTATCTACCCATTCAACTGTAGAACGTATAACTGTGTCTGCATCTGGTCCTAATTTAGCTTTTTCTGCACGTACGTCTGTGTCATATTGTTCTAAATTAGCCATTTCAGTATCAATATAATCTTTAGCTAGTGATTCAAACGCAGCTTGTGATACGCCATGTTCTTTAGCCCAGCCTTGAAACTTACCCAATAAAGCATCATCTTGAGGTATGCCTTTTTGCTCTGCAAAAGATACATCGTATCCTTCTTCTGGCGCTTTGTGTTTGCCTTGAGAAAAGTTTTTTTCTAACTCACGATATGAATTAACTAATCCTTCGATGTCTGGACCATCTGCTTCATTCCAAAATTTTTCAGGAAAATACTCAGGTCTTTCATATTCAACATCTTCTTCTTCAGTAGCTACAGTTTGCTCTATTGGATCAGCTCCATCAGGAACTAATACATCTTCAATTACTTCTGGATTTGCTTCTTGCTCTGCTGCTTGTTCTTCTTTAAGTTGGTTTAGACCATCATCTAATAATGATTCTGCTTGTTGATTTTCTGCCATTTCACCCTCTTGCTCTTTGCACTCGTTTTTCAATTTCCCTTACAATTGAGTTTTGTCCTTCACGACAATAACCATATGATGCTGATTCCCCTGGTATAAAACTAGGTTGTTCAATTGTAATGGCTCTTAGGTGTTTTAACACCTTTTGTCCATCCTCAGTATTAAATACTCTAAAATAAAGTCTATTTAATTCCTGCGGATCTACAAAATCTTTGCTATCTATTTCTTGTTCTTCTGTTAATACTAATTCATCCCAACTCATTTAATTACTCCATTGGTAATTCTTGTTGATCTTCTTGTGGTACCTGTTCCCCTTGTTCAGCCATAGCTTGCTGTTGTGCAGCTTGTTGCGCCATCATTGCTGCTTCTTGTATTAATGCAGCTCGTTCTTCTGGATTATTTATTAATTCTGCTGGTATACCTAATTTTTCTGCAATATAATCAGCAACTTCACCTGCTTTAATTGCAGTAGCACCTTCTGGTCCTAATTGAGCAACTATTTGTTGAAATTGTAATACATTGTTAACATCATTTTGATTTTGCGACATAGCAATCGGGCTAACTGGTTTTACTTTTATTTCCAAACCATTTACTTTTAAAGGTAATTCAATCATACCTTGTTCATCCATAATAGCTAATGTTCTACGAATAATTGGATTCATGGTTTCTGATATCAATCGACCAAAAGCACTGCCTAAATTCTGTGCTAATTCTTGTATACGTTGTTGTATTTCAGTGGCACTACGGGCTGACATATCATCTCTTGGTATTGATTCGTCAAGTAATATTTTTTTAATTGACATTTGTAATTGGTCAATCACAATTTGTGATAATTGTGGATCACCACTACGAGCTAATGGTTTTAGTGACTCGCCTTGCGGTCCACCGTTTCTAGCAACTGGTATAATAGCACCAGGTTTTAAAGTAACAGTATTAGGGTTTAGCACCCCATCGTCTGCTGCGGTATACACACCTGCAATACCCAGTGATGCGTTTTTAAGTAACAATTCTTTTACTTTATTTAATGTTTTTATATCAGGTATAGCAACGGTTAACGGTCCACGACCATGCACTTCCCCTGCTGCTTTCATGTATCTTGATATAACCCATGGAGATGACTGTAACTCACGATGTAATAATTCGTATTTTTCTTTAACAAAACATAATTGATAATGATACACACCAGTTTCTAAATCTTTAATAGTTGATTCTAAAAGCTCAACTTCTTTAATAGGGTTATCACGAACCATATCGTTTAAGGTTGAATTTAGTTTGGCATCTGGGTACATAATTTGTATTTGTTCAGCTTTACATTTTATGTTTCGATAAACATTTTCTACTTTGCCATATGCGCCTTCTTCAAAAGAAACTAAGTACATTGGTATTGAAGTAAAACGAATTGGATGCAGTTCATCACCAGGTTGTACCAACATAACTCCTGTACCAACTGCTAGGTCTAGTAAAAATTCACCCATGGCTAAATCAAAATTACTACTACGAATCACAGAAAACATTTTATCGCTGTAAATATCTAAGATTCTTTGTACTTCTACTTTTTGTTCGTTAGGTATGTCATTACCAGGTTCTAATCGACACCAGTTAGTTTGTGGTGGAAATAAACCTGATTGTATTCTGTTAGCAAATCTTTGTGTTGAGTCAATCGCTGTACTGTCAAATACGTCTGCCATTTTGTTTTGCCCAACAACACCGCCCTCATAATAACCTTCGTATAAATTACGATTTGGTAAAGCAAAACGATAGCAGTCCTCATACACTGATTCCCATGTATCTTTTTTAGCTTTTGCTGATTTATATCTTTTGGTAATCTGCCCTATAGTTGGCTTCATGTTTTCTTTTTCCTGTAAACATCCTTAGGCGATCCCATAGAAAATTTACCATTGCTTGCTTTTGCATACTCTTTAGCCATCTTAACACCGCTTGCTGTGTATTTAAAATGTCTTGTTTTTCCTGTTTTTGGATTGGTAACTTTTGGCATATTAAACTCCTGATTGTGCTTTGCCGCCTTGTTTTTGCATTGCTGCAAATTGAAATGAAGCATCTCTACGTCTGCGTAAGCGTTCACGTCTGGATAATTCTGATTCTGATTTACCTAGTGTTTCTGGTTCTGGTTCTGGTGTTGTTCTAGATTCTATTATGTCACCTAAAAATGCTTTGCCCGTTTTTTGTTTAAAAATGTCAGCAGCAGCTTGACTTACTGGTGGTGGTTTTAAAGCAGCAGCTCGTTCAGCAGGCGTTAATGAATCATCATCAGCAGTCCTAGCTCTTACTCTACTACCTCGTTGTCTATATACATCTTTCCCTGTAAAACTATCTTCACCCTTTTCAAAAAATTTTGAGAAAGGATCACCAGGTGCAGGACCAAAACCATCGGGTATAAATTTACCTGAGGTTGCTACCGGTCGTAATAAAGATTCGCCTGTCTTTTCGTCTTCGCCTTCTTCGTATCTAACCCCATTAATGGTTCTAATAAAACCATCTTTAATAAATCTACCTTTACCATATTTGCTATGCAATCTTATTTCAGCCATAACATTATCCTAAAGTTGTTTTCTTCACACCCGTTTCAGCATCTTCACGTAACGGTGAAAGCAAAGTACGTCTACCACCGTAACGCTGTCCACGTTTACGTTTTTGCAATCCTTGCATTTCATCAAGACGTTCTTGTTCAGTACGAGATTTTTCTGCCGCTAATTCGTCTTTTTGCCTTTGTTGTTCATCCAAAACATCTTGTGAGATTGGTTCTGGTGCTGGCATTTTTGGTTTTGATAATATTCCGCCCATAATTATTTCCTCTTTTTCTTAAACCCTGCTTTCATATTAGCATAGGCTTTATCTGAAATAGTTGATTTAGATTTAGGTCGGCTAGTACCTGCTTTTTTACGTGCGTTAATGTTTGCGTACAAACCTTTCTTGCCTGGCATAGATCCTCCTAATAATATTTAGCATACATTACATAATCTGACTTATCATATCCAAACTGTTTCATCAGACCTTCGTAATTGAATTGTAATACAGATGCCCAGTTCTTTGCAACTTGATTCTCATTATGAACTATTACCTGTAAACGGTGTAATGCCATGTATTTTGCGCCATAATTTAACACAAACTTAGCAGATCTAGTGGTTGCTATAGGGTGCTTATTAAATATTTTACTGCCTAAACACCATGCTTCTGCCACAGATGGAAACACAGTAGCAAATCCAAAACAAGATGCTATTTGATTATCATACAAAACTGTAATTGCTGGTCCCATCATTTGTAATGCTTCAATGTTGGCTACTGTTTCATCGTAAGTAACGTGATACATCGTGTCAGCTATTCTGCGATCTAAATAATACGCATCATCGTTTTGGTACTCACGATAAAGTATTCTTTCATTTTTATTTAAACTATTGTAAAATTCTACTAATCCTATAGGGTTTTGCGAGGTTTTTGACACCCCTCTTTTACCTCGCATCTCTTTAGCTTCAGAATACATTAAAGTCCATCCTCGCTGTTGTTTGTTGTTGCCCACCACCTTGTGCATTTTTACGAGTGAGGATCCGATGCTCTCCTCCCCCAAGCATCAAATACCCAAACGCATCTCCGATGTGGGAGAAATTGTTTTTAAACGGTACATCTTTAAAACGTTCGTACCCTGCGCCTACCGCTTCTCGTTTAAAATAATACCCACCAGCCAGTGCTTTTCTTAACATTGAACAGTTTTTATTTACAATTAACCCAGCTTTACCTGCAATCAATCGGTTCATGGGCATCGCACCTGCTTCCCTACGTACCTTAAAATCGTTACTCACCGTTGGTCTGGCGTTCATCCCTTGTGTTTTTAGGTGGTCAAACGCTGTGACCTCAAAGATTTCATCACGTTTGCTACCAGCTGGATCACCCCATATCTTAATATCTTTGGCATTGGGAAACATTTTATTGATTTCAACCTTCAATTGTGTGGTAAATCGTTCTAAGCCCATGTCAAACGTCACTAATTCGTGCAGTATGTGCCAACGACCGTTGTCCAAACGCTGACCAAACACCGCAGCAGGCGTTAACCCAAAGTCCAAACCAATTTGAATTGGATATTCAGGTAAGTATTCTATTTGTTCACTCATTAGCGAATCGGTATATTCTTGCCAAACGGCACGACCTTCTTGCACAAACACATATTCGCCACCTGCATAACAGCGAATCCAATCTAAGTTCTTACCACCTAACATTTGTTCGTAGTAACCTTCCGTTAGGTTGTCAATGTTTTCTGCTTTATCATTGATTGCCCAATATTTACTACCTGCGTAAATAGCATCTTCAAAATTAGCATCCACTTCTTTAACACCACCTGGTTGTTTGTAAAACTTCCAAGCATACTTACCTTTCATCTTTTCTTTTTCAGCCAACCTGTGCCACCAATGGTCGTCATCAGGTGGGTTGGTGTCCATAATAATAAACCGATGGTTACAACCACCATGTGCTTTGGTGGGATATCGACCGACCCTATGAGTCAAACCATCAATCACCGCTTTCGGCAGTTCTCTGGCTTCGTTCACCCAAGCACCCGTCAGTTCGAGTGACAATAACTTACGGACATCTTTAGGTGTGTCTAATGCTAGGAAAATGACTTCCATGTCAAGACCTGCCAGCTTCCCTTTTGGCGGTAACTGTATGTGGTGTGTTAGCGGTGGACTCCAACGCATCGGTCCCCAAGTTGCTTCACTGAATATCTCAAGCCACGTCTTGATCGTTGTGGTTCTAAGTTCAGGATAAGAGTTACGTACAATTACAAAACGACTGTGGCGAGTATTATCCAGTGGTGAGACTGGTTGTTGTAATGCACGTAACATTATTTCAGATGCACACGCATAAGATTTGCCAGAACCCACAGGTCCCATTAGCCCACGTACAAAAGAACCGTCATTTAAAAATTTCCATACGGTCGGACTTTTACTAAAATCTAAATTTAATGCTGTAACATCAGATTGTTGGTGTTTATTGGTTCTGCGCTTGGATATATCTTTACTGCCTGATACTCTCGCCATATTGTATTAACCTTATAAATTATATTCCTTGATGGTATCAATCCATGTATTCGGAATGTTTATAAGTGCATTATATTCGTTTTCTGACTTTGTACAAGCTAATAATATTCTCTCTTCATTGCGATCTACTAAGTGACCTATCGACACACACTTGTCTAATTTGCAATTGGTTCTAGCTTCTTCATCTGTAATCCAACCATTTTCTGCCACAGCATCGTACCAAATAACTAATGTTACTTTAGTTTTCTTGCTCGGTTTCTTCATCATCTTGTTTTTCTCTCACGTCATACACTGTTTCAGGACCTTTAATATTGATACCTAGCACCGATGGTTTATCCATTGATGTATCTACGTTCAACATACCATAATGTTTTGCTAATAAACGAAGCGCTGCTATCTTATCGTACATCTCAACCTCTAACTGGTTGCCGTATTGCGTTGGTGTTACCTTTATTTTCTTAATACTGCGCCTTGCTCTTTCTGTTAATGCGTCAGATGCAAGCATTGTAGTGTGTCCGTTGCTATCCCAACTAAGAATATCGGTTAATTCTGATGCACCAATGGCTGCTAACTCTTGTTCAACAGCTCCTCGCTTGGCTTCGTTAGGGGATTTAAGTATTGCCTTAGCTTCTTTTAGTGATAATGATTTAGCCATAAGCTGAGTATATAACTGTTTTCACCAAAAATCACAAAAATTTTGTGTCAAAGGGATATACGTAAGGGGGTAGGCGTGGGGGCGTATGGTCGATTGTAGAAAAATGATAGTATTAGCCTGTAAACTACATATAATCTATATTATGTTAAATAAATAAATTATGTAAGTCGTTGATTTTATTACATATATGATAGTATAAGCGATTGCTAATATAGATATGCCTATTATTTCTATATATATGCCTAGTTTATTTGTGCATTGGCGGTTATTTGTAATCATATTTATAGGGGGTTATTTTTTAACCCTTATTAATCCCATTATAAGTAATAGATCTAATATATATATTGCAATGCTAGTTATATATAGTATTATATAGGTGTAAGTTAATTAATAAAAGAGGTGAACACAATGAAAGACTTTTTATTACAATGTATAGCAAATGATGTTGAATATAATACCTTTATTTCTATTGATTTATTATTAGAAGATGAAGGATTCAAACAACTAACAAAGAAATTATTAAAAAATGTTAATCAAGATAATTATGAAGATATAGCAGATGAGTTAAGTAGTTATGTTAATTTAAATTTATGTTAATTAAAAAGAGGGTAAACAATGATAAGTTTATATATTACAGGTTTAGTCGTTGGTTTTGGATTAGGTTTGATGTTTTCTGGGATCGGTTTGATTATATATTTAGAATATTTTAATAAAGGGGTTTAATTATGAAATACAATTACAATGCAATAGATTTTGATACAGCTATACAAGTGGATAATTATCCATGGGGTTTTAAGTTAAGAACCAGCGTTCGTTATTGGATCGAGACGAACAAAAAAGGCAATAGATTTATCAAACAGACTTTAAACCCTAAGACAGATAAATGGTGTAAACCTAAAATGTCAACTTATTCCAGCGTTATGGTAATGACAATAGAAGAAAAAGACAATAAAACTTATGTATCTTATAAGGGAATTAGTAATTTTTCTACTATAGAAGAAGTATGTTTATTTGAAAATACACATAAAGACAATCTTAATAATTTACAGCTTAAGCAAATATGCAAATTAAAAGCATATCATGCTGTAATGGAAAATGTAGAAGTTAGCTTTAAATCTGTTACTACTAATAAAGAAATAGAAGAATCAAATAAAAAGCAAAATGAAGCATTAGATACAATAACCAATGCAGCTAATAAGATTTATAACCAATGCTTAATTAAAAACAATTTATAATTTTAAAAGGGGTAAATTATGAAAGACGTACATAACCAAAAAGAAGAATATTTAACAGGCTGGGAGATAATAGGTTCTATTATATTATTTGCTATGATATTATTTACAGTATTTGTAATCATGTCATTTTAGTTTCATTGATAGCCGTATCGGCTATATCCTAGAAGGCGGATCCTTCCGCCACTTTTACCCTGATAGATTTTTTATCAGGGTTTTTTTTTTGGT